CTTTTGCATCGCTGGGTGGAGCGTGGCAAGCTGAATCTCGCTGCGGTCGTCAAACGTCATTTTTTGAGGCTTTGGATATCCGGCAATTCGTAGCAGAATGTTCCGTAGTCGGTCTTCAAACATACCGACGGATTTTTAAACCCAGCGCATGAAGTCAAAAACGCCATTCCGAGGAACGCAAAGCTGAGAACGATCATCCACAGCGCAATTTGCTTCGCGCTCATTTTTCTTTGCGGAAGATTTCGATAAGTCCAATGATGGCGGCGACCGCCGCGCCGATTGCGTCCCATTTTGCTGGTTCCATGCTCAAACCGGCAACGCCGCCGATGATGGCGAGGCCGCGAATTGTTGAGGGTTCTTTCAATTTTGCTAGTAGTGTTTTCATGGTTTTTTGGGTCTAGTCATTTTATACAACGAAACTGCACCGATGCAAATTCCCATCAAAAGCGAAAGAATTCGAAGCCATGCTTCAACCTCGCTGAACGAGATCAATACAGCGGCTGTTGGCGCGGACGTTCCGACAAGCGTATGAAAAGCGTGGCTGTCCATTAGCTCAGACCGCCTTGGCTGATGAGTTCTTCCGTGAGTGTGCATGGTTGGAGGATGATCGTGCTCCGCTCGCCGCCAGTAGTTAATTCGATCTCGATCTCAGTTGTGACCGAAGTTGAGTTTAGCAACAGATCGCGGACGCCGAAAGTGTTGAAATCTACGGCGGCGGTCTTTCCTGGGGCCGCGCTCAAGCCGCTCTGGACTTGGAGTGTTGGCAAGTCGGTGAAGCCTTTCGCTCCGCCAAAACTAATATCGAAGTAACTATTTTGAATGCCTCCGACAGTAGCATTTCCTGCGCCGATGCTGTCGAGTGCTTGCAAGGCCGTTTGCAACTGCGCGGCGGTCGTGCTGGCATCGAGTGGATCGGTCTGACGTAGGACGGTTGTTGCTACGCTGCCCGTCGTCACCGTGCCTGTGCCGGTCGTGATAGCAACTGCCCCCGCTGTTACTCCAAGCAAAAATTCATTGGTCTGTGGAATCGAGCGGACGAAGTATTGAAGCCCTGCCGTGTAACCGGTCAACGCGGTGAAGCCTGTTAGCACCACTGGTTGGGCGAGTGTCAGACCGTGGTTGCTCGTCGTGATGAATACGCCATCCGTGACCGTGCTGGCGATGTCCACGTTATAGGTCGGAACCGTGAGGCGATAACTGCCGAGATACGGAGCGCGTGAAAACGAGACACGTTGCACCTCGTTGTTGATCGGCGATCCGGTTATCGTTGTCGCAACGCTGACCGTCATCGCCGTTCCTAGGTCAGTCCACGTTGACTCATATACTGCTGGAGCGAGACGGAGTTGCAACTCTTGGATTTCGGCGTTGGTTGCGTCCCCCGCGATGCGCTCGTCGATAAGCGCGGTTGTGGCTGGAATGAGTCGAGTAAAGTTGCCCGTGATCGCGCTCTGCGTGCCTGCCGAGTTGAAGGAGACGACGAAGTTGGTTGCCATCGTGCCGTCAACGGATACCTTGCCTGCGGCGGAGATCGTTGAGAGTGAGTTGAGCGCGGACGATATCGCTCCTGCTGTCGCGCTATATGCTATCGCGCCGCTCGTCTGGCCTCCGAAGGAGAGCGTGAACGTTCCGGATGCTGGCGTTCCTGTGCGGCTTCCTACGCCGAATTTCACGCTTGTGCCGGTATAGTCGACAACATTAAACGGCGCGGAGACGTTGTTTGTCGCCTCTAGAAAATAGAGGTTGATCGCGCCGTTGTCGCCCTTTACAAAGCGTGGCGTTGTCGCGGGCGTCAAGCTCGTCAAGCTGGTCGCCAATCGGCGGTTGGTTGTGTCAATAAAAAGATCGCGTGCCATTTATTCGGGTGTTTTGTCAACAGCTTCCCACTTACCTATTGGGCAACGCTCGGTTGCCATGCGTAGTTTGGCCCAAGTGCTGCACCCGCACTTGCGGCAACGGCCCGTGGCGTTGAGTGCGGCGGCGTCCCATTCGGGACAGGCTTTGCACGTTGCTTCGCGGCTGGCGAGTGCTTCGGGTGGCGTGGCCGCGAAGCCTGCGCGAGCGAAGCGAGTGCTGGCGGCAAGAAAATCCGCAAAGATTTTTGTGCCTTTTTCTAGTCCAAAATGCGCGATTAGTTTTTCCTTATTCATTGTTTAATCCGATTGTGACCGTCCAATCGTCGCAATCGTCGCAATCTCCTGGGTTAAAAGGGAAACACCCGTAAAATTGGTGTGTTCCAGAAGGATCGATTGAGCTTGGGAAAGCCGACAGATTCGAGCACTGCCATGGGACTGAGGGGTTAGAGGTGAGTACCTTGACCTCCCAATTTCTCAAACCATTCCCATCGCAATTTTGCCAAATAAGCGCCATAACTCCGCCATTTTCTAAAATGACCGTAGTGTGAAAGATGTAAGGATTCGGGTCGCCAGGATACAATTCAAAGCACTGCTCTATTGTATCTTGATACACGATTGGCGAAAAATTTGTGGAAATGAATTTATATTTCCCAGTGGGTCTGTTGCTGCAATTACACCCACAACACGCGCAATTAACAGCGCGAAGGCCGAGCGCGCCGTCGGTTTTTGTCTTGATCGCTCCGGCTGGTGTGCGGCCTAGGATCATGGGCATTCCTCGGTAGCGATCCACGACAGCGCGCCCGAAATTGCGCCGAGGACGTATGTCCCAGAAGCTGGTGGCGTGGGTATGTCCTCTTTCCAAGATAACGCCCCGCCTGTCGAGGCGAGCACCCGATTCCCGTCATTATTGATTGCTGGAATCTTGAGCTTGAATGCTGTAAAGCCCATGGAACTGATTTGATCAATGAGCGTCGGATCGGCTTGCAATTTCGCCCAAACGAAATTTTGCATGAGAGCGTAACTCGAAATCGGATTGAGTTGGTTTCCGCTTTTTGCAACGGTCTGAAAATCGTTCGGAAAGTCGTTCATTTATACTGTATTTTGGATTATTGTTCTTCCTGCAGGGTATTCGCCAGGGGCCAGACCCCAAGTGACTTGCACTTCATCAACTCCTCCAAAAGATTGTCGATTGACATTTATTATTTGAGTTTTTCCAATGACAGAATAAAGACTAGATCCAGTCCGACTTAAAAATGAAGACTCAGAAGCCGCCCCCCCTGGAGAAACCGTTCCGCCTAAAACCTTAAGCGAAACGGTTTCAACTGGTGTTGCAAGCGTTGTCACGGAAACATTCGGGAGCATTGTAAAAGTCCGAGTAATGGTGTCAGACAGAATTTTGAAATTGTAAACTAATGAATTTGAAAAACTGGTATAATTTGAAAGCAAAAATTCCGTGTAATTTATAGTAAAATCGCCAATACTTGCTCCAAATATAGTTTGCACGCCTGCACTCGTTGAGAGCGTCCCTGCAAATGAGCTCGTTTTAAACGTAGTGAACCCATCCTGTCCTGTCTCTCGCGTCGGGTTTTGGCGAATGATATAAGCCGGATATTCTGGCAAGCGGTTACCAGCGGCAAGCAACGGCGCGAGGTTGTCCGCCTCGGTCGTCCTGCACTTGTATGTCGCGTCAATGCGCGAAAGGCCGGATGGGAAATCCTGCTTTTGAACGTCTGTTAAAATTAGGTCATCCGACCCGTGATAGATGTGCGCCATATATTTTAAACCATTACGGGTTGTGGTAGTTTCATTTCGAGTTTTTCAACAGCGGTTTGAATCGCTTTCACCATGCCTTCGAGTGTCATCGGCGCCTTCTTTTCTTCGACCTTCTTTTCGGCTTCCTTTTTCATGCCTTCGCCCATGCGCCTTTGGGTTGTCTCAAGCGTTTTTTTGACCTTGTCGCTTGTGCCTTGGCCCTCGGTGCGGATCTTGTAAAGCTCGTCGCGGAGTTGTGACTGGCTTAAATTCTTTTTGTCTAGGCCGTAGTCGCGAGCGATATCTTGAAGCGCACGAGTATCGCGGCCTTTGCCTGTCCCTCGGATCATGGCTTCCTGTTCGCGTGTTTTTATTTGGCGAGCGGTTGCCTCGGCAGCACCGTAGCGGCCCGCCGCAATTTGCTCTTGCGCTTTTTTCATCAACTTCCCGCCTGGGTCAACGGCCTCGGCGTCTTGTCTGGATTTAATATCTGCGCCGATTTTGGTGGCAAGTGAGTTTTTCGTTCTGTCAGCGGCCCTTGATGCTCGCTCGAGTTCGTTGGCGAGCTTTGTTGCCTCCTCCTCACCCATGCCGCTTTTGATCATGTCTTGGATGCTCTTGTTTAAAGCGGCTTCACCTTTTAAGCGTTCCAGCTCTTTAGTATTACCAGACGCAATCGCATCGTTTATTTTAAGCTGGAGGGCGACTTCATCACGCTTGAGCGCGGCAGATTCTTTTAGTTTTTCTTGCCTCGCTTTTTCGGCATTGGCGGCACGCTCATCTTCGGCAGTTTGATTTGTTGCTAATGTTTGTTGGTTAGCTTTTTTTTCGGCAAATGCTTTTTGCGAAGCGTCAATATCTTTGTTGATGCGATCCATCGCTTGTGCTTCCCACTCCTTGTCGGCGTTGATGATATCTTGCGTCTTTTCTACAACGTCGGACTGCTTGTCCGTAACCTTGTCGAACAACGGCGTAACGTCCGCCATGTTCTTTTTGAAATTCGCGGGAATGTCTCCCATTGACTCGCTGGCTTTTTCTGCCGCAAGTTCGACCGCAACGGGGATTCGTTGCAATGCTAATTCTGCAGACTTAGAACCGGCTTCTGAACTTTGTTTTAATCCGTCAGCGATACGGCTAAATGCTGGGCCAAGGCTAGTAAATGTTTCAAATAACGACCCTGCCACTACCTTTTTAATGTATCCACTAACGTAATCGAATGCGGATGTAATTGCCATTACTAGCGGCCCGCTTGATACGAACTGATCTTTTATGAAATCGCCAACTGTCTTGAATGCCGCGACGATATTCACATAAATACTATTTGCCGTGTCTTTCGCTTGCTGAACAATCGCCTCCCAAGCGAGCTTGAATCCGTCCGTAAAGTTACCAGTTTTAAATTCGTCGACGGCCTTCTGAAATAGCTTCATGCCGTTGCCTGCACCCACGAAAAACTCTCCGATCTCTTGACCCACCTTTGCGGCGTCGAACATCGAGAGCGCGGTTGTAACGGCGTCGAGTGCCGGTTTGACTTTGTCTATCAGTCCCGCCGCAAACTCGATAAACTTGCCACCCACGACAACAAGGTTGTCGCTGATGCGGTCAAACTGCGACGATCCTGCTTTCATTATGTCCGGCAGCGATCCGAGTTGCAGTTTTGCCGTTTTAATCTCGTCGTCAAAATTGGCGAATACCTGGTTGAGTGCTCCGCCGGACTTCCCGAAAATCTCCATTGCCGTTGCGGCCCGTTGTGCAGGGTCTGGAATGGCGGCGATGGCCTTGCCTATCGTGCGGAGTTGCTCTTCTGGCGAAAGCCCACGCAGCTGAGAAAGTGAAAGACCTAGATCGGCAAATGCGTAGGCGGCCTTGCTTGTGCCGTCTTCAGCGTCAACGAGCGCCTTTTGCATCTTGTTGAGAATAGGGCCAAGTGAATCGGCTCCGACTCCGGCGTTTTGAAATGCTCTTTCCAAAAGTAGAACGCGATCAACTGCAAGCCCTGTGCGGTCGGCTAGATCGTTAAGCCTGCCGCCCATATCAAGAGCGGCCCCGAAGCTCTGCACGGTCTTTGTCGCCACCGAAAATGCCGCATCGATCGCCATCGAGCCTAGTTTTGCTGCGGCTCCCGCGAGTGTTGCGCCTACGGCTATTTTGCCAAACCCGATCTCCGCTTTTTTCCCTGTATCTTCTGCCGCCGTTCCGAGGGTTTTGACTCGGTCTGCCGTGCCTTTGGACTGATCTCCGATGGCCTTAATGTTT